TGCAGCTATTGCGATCGCTCCCGGCAAGAGCCAGGTTGAATCTGGATTTGCTAAGCTTCTCGACCGATCTCAGTCTGATTCGCAGCTTGCTGTTCTTGTTGGGATGCTGCAAGATTGCTTTAACAGGGCGATTTGGTATGCGTCTGGCTATAGAAGTGATTCCTATCCCGTGATCAAGGTCACCATTAGCAAGAACTTCATTCCAGCGAAGCTTCACAGTCAGCAGGTAATGGCAATCAACTCCCTTTACAAGGATTCGGAGGCGATTCCGATTGGCACTTTCCTTGAAATGCTTGAAGCCGGCGAAATGTTTGAGGGAATGCACGGATTTAATGTGAAAGTTTTGCTTGAGAAGATGGGGCTTACAGGTTCTGAGCGAAGGTCAGAAATCTTAAAAGCCTCGTCTGGTTCGGATGAAGTCAATCGTCGTATTTACGTTGAGTCGGCCCATGATGAATCGCTTGCCACCGGCGCCGGAGGAGAACCGGCCGAGGGATCCATTGAAACACCCGAGCAATGAAGTAGGATCAACGTGGTGACGCAATCGTTTTATGTCGAACCAGGAAAACCAGTCAATCGAAGAGCTGCAAGCCAAGCTGCAGGAGAGCGAGACAAAGCTGAAGGCCCTTGAGCGCACAAAAGCGGGGCTTCTTGGCGATCTGCAAAAACGCAAAAGCGTTGAGCGTCTGGCCAAGGCCGCCGGCATTGATCTGTCCGCCGAGGACTTCGAGGATCAGTTGGTTGGACTGCTGTCGTCCAGGTCGGCGACTCCAGTGGCACAGGCTCAGGAAGCCCCATCCCAGCCTGCTGGAAGCCCCTCTGATTCGGTCGCGAAGCGTTCTGCCGAGTCAGCACCTGCCTCGCCTTCTAGCGCCGTTGAGGAGGCGATGCGGGCGCAGCTTGCCTCAATGCAAAAGCAGATGAATGACCTGAACGAAAAGCTCAAGCAAACAGAAAAAGAAAAGCATCAAGAGCGGCAAGCCAGGCTTGATGAGTACAAGCGCTCTGTCGTTATGCAAGAACTTGAAAAAGCTGGATGCAAGCGACCCGCTCATGTGTACGCTTTGCAGGGCAAGCAGTTTCGACTGCTTGATGACGGAGAAACCGTTGTCTACGGTCCAGAAGAAAACCCCGTCAACGTTGGCGACGCTATTAGCAACCTGGAAAAAGATGATGAGTATTCAATTTACTTTCCGGGTGTTGTTGCCACTGGTTCAGGGCTTCCCAGTTCTCGGTCTTATGCGCCTGTTAGCGAAAATCCTTTTATGAAGTCAACCGCTAACGCTACTAAGGCATCTGAAATCGTTGGTCGTGACCGTGCATACGCTCAACGACTTGTTCAGCAAGCTCGCGCTCGTGGTGATCTTGATCCGATTTTGGCGCGAATTGTCGGTTACTGACGGTCTGTAAATCGCTGCTGCTCTTGGACGCTTCCAGTACCGCGGTGCGGAAGCGTCTTATATTATAGATAGATCGTAAAATCTTGTCAGCGCATTTTCACTAGCCACCCTTGGCTAGAGTCCTCGTGTGACGAGGAGCCGCCATGCCACTTAAAAAAGGAAAATCTCAGAAAGCAATTTCTAAAAACATTTCAACACTTCGTAAAGAGGGCCGACCAGAAAAGCAGGCAATTGCGATCGCCTATTCGATGGCTGGCAAAAGCAGGAAGAAGTCTAAAAGGAGTAAAAAGGAGATGAAGAAATGAGGGCAAAAAACGTTCCAACAAACAAAGCTCTGTACGCTCGGGTCAAGCAAGAGGCTAAGCGTAGGTTTCAGGTTTATCCAAGCGCATACGCAAACGGCTGGTTGGTTCGAGAGTACAAGAAGCGCGGCGGCAAGTATCGGGTAGCCGGAGGAAAAACAAGTGGCTAAACGAGGTCGCGGTAATCTTGGCAGGTGGTTCGCCGAAGAGTGGGTTGACATTAAGACCGGCAAGCCCTGTGGTAGGCAAACCGGCGAAAAGCGAAGAAGTTATCCGGCATGTAGACCGTCAAAACGTGTTTCGAGTGAAACACCAAAAACAGCTTCTGAGCTTTCCGGGAAAGAAAAGCAAAAGTTTAAGCGTAAAAAAATAAGTTCCAAAAAAATTGATTATCAGCATAAGCGTAAAAAATCTCGTTAATTTTGGTCATGGCACAAAAACCAATCAAAAAGAAGCGCAAGACAGCCGCTTTTTACGCAAGCAACCCTGAAGCTCGCAAGAAAAAAGCAGCATATGATAAAAAGTACCATTCTACGCCAGAACGCAAAAAGTATCGCGCAGAATTGCTTGCTGAGCGTCGAAGAAGGGGAATTGATGGCAAGGGTGGTGATGATGTGAGTCATGTTGCCGGTGGTGGCTTTATTAGGGAAAACCCGTCAACCAATAGGGCAAGAAACGGTCACGGCAACAATCGCAGGCTTGCTCCTAGGCGTCGTCGTAGGGCCGCCTGAACAACTGCTAGCCTGCCAATAGCGATGGCATCAACTCAATGGCAATCCCCGATCGAGTCAAGAACAAAATGAAAGAGCTTGGCTTGTCAGGAGTAAACAAGCCCAAAAAGACTCCTGGCCATCCCACAAAGTCTCATGTAGTAATGGCAAAAGAGGGAGATACCTACAAGGTGGTCAGATTTGGTCAACAAGGTGTTGAAGGAGCCGGGAGCAATCCACGAACCGAAGCTGAAAAAGCAAGGCGCCGGAGCTATTACGCTAGGCACAATGCACAGGGTGCGCCCACATCCAAGCTTTCTGCAAAGTATTGGAGCCATAAAGTGAAGTGGTAATCATGTGCCTCTGATTCGGTTACCCCTTGGCGATTGTCATTTGCGTCGCAAATTTCGCGTAAGTGATGGCTTGTCCATTTAGTCTCGGGGTTTAGCTATCCTCCTCGTAGAGCCACGCCCCATCTCAATGACTGTCTCTGGCGCCTACCGATCCTCTACCAACATGCGTGGCGGCCAATCCGCCACCGTTGTTGATGAAGTTCTGACTTCCATCGTGCTTTGTGGTCGCAGCCTGAAAAACTGGACCTTCATCCTGAATGATGCCTTCACGAAGGCTCAACTGGATGAGCTTCTTGCCTCGGCTCCGACCGTTACTGGCACCAAAACCATCAACGCTCTGACTACTGCTGGCTGGGCAGCAATGAATGGCGGTCAAAAAACTGCAATGATTGCAGCTTTCCTTGCAAAAGGCTACGTGCTGACTCCTGATCCCTGATACGCAATCAGGTTTTACTTGTAGCACCTATTACTTAATGCCAGCATTTTTGATGCTGGCATTTTTATTTGGTTAGACGAGACTGTCAGAGTCAGTCCACCTGCAGAACTCGACTTCTTTGGCTATTATCCAGGCAAGAGAGGCAGTGCCTCGCAGCAATGGCAGCAGTGCTGTGAAGCTGAACCAACAATGGTAACCACTTAACCACTTTTCGCCTCTCCGACCATGCTTCTCGCAGGTGTCCCCCTCATTCCTGAGCTGTTTTTTGATTACCAGCAGGAAGAGATTCGCGACAAGAACGCTCTTGTCACCTCTGGTCTGATGACCACGAACGCCGCAATTCAGGCTGAATTTGACAAAGGCGGCAAAACGGTTGATCTTCCGTTTTACGGAGATCTGACCGGCGACTCGGAACTTGATTCCGATGTCACCCCTTCCAACCCCACGGAAATTGCTGGTGACCTTCAGGTTGGCGTCCGCAACATGCGGCGCAAGAGCTGGAAGTCCAGCGACCTGGCGGCCGATCTCTCTGGCAGCGACCCCTCTCAGGCAATTGCTCGTAGCACGGGCCGTTACTGGATCCGGGACATGCAAGTCGTTGCTCGAAGCATTCTCAGCGGCCTGTTTGGTACTGGCGGTCCGCTTGCCACTAGCCACGCTGTTGGCAGCAACTCAACGGCCCTTTCTCCCGGCCTGATGGTCGATGGTATTGCCAAGCTTGGCGATGCTGGAGATGAGCTGACAGGCGTAATGATGCACTCTGCAATTTATTACGCTCTGATGAAGCTTGACTTGATTGTCCCGGCTTCTACAACGTCTCAAATTGATTCTCGACTGTCCGAACAGGCTCTCGAAAAGGGGACTTACTACGGCCGTCCGGTTTTTGTTGACGACAAGCTTCCTTTCACGGCTGGCGCTGGGCCGTCCGGTCAGACGGTTTACGACACGTTCTTCTTTGGTCCTGGTGCATTTGCTTACGCAACCGCGAAGGCAAAATCGCCTGTAGAGACTGATCGCGACAAGTTTTTGGGGATTGACTTTTTGATCAATCGCGCTCATTACCTTGTCCACCCGAACGGTGTAAGCTGGCGCGGAAATGCTGCTCAAAACAGCCCCACCAACGCCGAGCTTGCGACTCCCACCAACTGGGTCAAGGTGTTTGATGACGATCGGAACATTCGGATTACCCGGATGCGTTCTTACGTTTCCTGATCCACTTGAATCGGTGACTCCGCTTAACGAGTATCAAGCTCGCTAGGCGGAGTTTAATTCACTTATCTGACAAACCATGAGTGCTGGTACTTTTCGGATGCGGCGAGAAGCCGCTGAACGTGCGGCCATCGAAGCCGCCAAGGCAGTCGAAGCGGCAGAGGTGATTGAAGCTGTCAATGCAGCTGAGAGCAAAGTTTCGGGGTCAGCTGAAAATGCGGACAACGCTAATGAACTCTCGAAGAATCCTGAAGAAGCGCCCACCGCTGTCAAGGTCAAACCCAAAGTTGTTTCGCGACCCAACTGAAGCAGGTAGTTAGTTATGGCCTTTGTCTCGACATTGGGAGCGTCTGACGCTAATTCCTACCTGTCTGTAGCAGAGGCCGCTACCGCTTTGTCAGAATTGCCAGCAAGCACGGGTGTTACAGCCTGGCTGGCGTTGACTAATACACAAAAAGAGCAAAGCTTGGTTGGCGCCACCATGGCGGTCAACCCCCTGCAGTGGAAGGGGCAGCCCGCATCGAGTGAGCAAAGCCTGGCATGGCCAAGGCGCATTGTTGCTGATTATTATTACGCACCGGATGATGAGCTTCCGGTAGACTTCAAGGTAGCAGTCGCTTACATGGCTGCGTTTTTGGGTACTACTGGCGGTTACACTGGTATTCCAAATAGCGATGGCGGTTCAACTCGCTATGAAACGAGCCAGTACGAAGAGGTGACACTGGGCGGAACAACAAATGGCCTAACCGTTAAGTTTGATAAAGATAGAATGTCCCAGACTGGAATGCTTTTTATTCCACCTTTTTCGATGGATATTTTTATGAGGTATATGATTCGTGGTGACTTTTATCAGCCAAAAGTTAGGCGCGAATCAACGGCCAGGGTCGGGTTCAGCGGCTTCACCTCAAGGCAAAGGCCATCTGCCGTGCGCTACATCAACGGGCAGCTTTGGCCCTATGGTGGAAGCTGGAGCAACAGGTTCTAGCCATGTCACTCGTAGACGTTGTATTTGGAAGTTTGCCCAAGCCATTGATCGATCAATGGGGGATAGACATTGTTTATCTCAAAGCATCAGAGCATCAAAATTATGACCCCGTGTCTGGGACGGTTCTTGGTATTGTCAGTGAAATTCCGGCAAGAGCGCTTATCGTTGAGCTGACCCCAAAAGAAAGGGAAGGCTTTTATCAGCAGCGAGTTGTCAAATTCATGCTTCCTGCTGTTTACTTGGGAAGTTACTACCCGCAGTCAACGGACTCGATTCGCTACGCAGAGGCAGGCGTTTCTCGCACGGCTAAAATCGTTGACCAAGAACAGTATCGCGGTGACAACCCGATCATGCACGCGCTTATTGCGAGGGTTAGCTAAATGCCACGAAACATTAGGCGTGGTCGCTTCAGCGGAAGCCGAGGAGGGATGGAGAAATCCATCTCTCAGCAACTCGCAAGAGGTCTGGCAAGAGAGCTGAGCAAAACCGTCAGAAACACTGCTGTTCAAATATGTAATGGGCTTTCAGAGGCGGGACCAGGTTGGACCGGCACATTTTCAGCTTCCTGGGATGTTATTCCCTCTGGTGGCACTCCGCGTAAGCGTAGGATTCCAGAGCTTTCTACTGTCTACGAATACACCTACAGGAATTTTCCATTGAAAATTTTTGAGCCATCAATTTTCGATGCGTTAATAAAAAGCAGTGGTATTACTTGGGAAATAGTAAATACGACAGACTATGCAGATCAGGCCCTTGACATGAGTGAAGGGAATTTTTACCGTCCCAATAGTTTTCCGGTTCAGCAAATCGTAAAAGAAGGTTTTAGACCATACAATTTTGCGGATAAGTATCAAGAAGAGCATTATAGGTGGCAGATTAGCGATGGTCCTAGGTTTGACTCGAAGGGCAACCCCGTCGAGCCTGATTCTGCTATCACAGCTAAAGCGGATTGGTTTGAAACCTATGGCTTGGGTGGTGGTCTTCAGCGAGACATGGTTCGCAGCATGAGAATTGAAGTAAGAGGCTCAGCGCAATGAACTATCAATCTATTCGAGCGACAATTGAAGCTCCTCTTCTGACGGCTTACAACTCCCAGGTACCGCCTGTTCCCGTCTATTTTGACAATGTGACGGCAGTTCCACCGGATCCACCCAAGGAATACGTTAGAGTCAATATTACTTTTGGTTTGACAACTGAGCCGACCCTGGAAACCTCTCTTGATTACGCTAGGGGCGCTCTAATTATCAGGTGCTTTGCGCCAAAGAGCAATGGTCCGGCAAGGTGCCAGCAAATGATTCGTCTAGCAAAAGAGGTCATTGATACGTTAAACTCAACTAGAAAGACCACCGACTCTACCTATGTTCGCATAGGTAGAATAACAGGGCCGGAATTTCAGGCCCCAGAGAATTTTCCACATTTCCTTGGCAAGATTAACGCTAGCTGGCAGGCTAGTCCGAAATAATCGCTAACCTGTCTTTAGCTGGGCAGTGCCCGCAAAGCCGCTACCCCCTGACTCCCGATGTCCACTGTCCTGTCTGGCGTTTCTGGCGCCTTCTACTACAAACCGGCCGGAACAACCGCAACCTTTGGCGAAGCCGATGTTACGGAAGGGTCCGACAGCATCAATGTTGGTGCAAATTTCAACTTTAAGCCCGGTGATCCGGTTCAGTTCCGCTTTCGCAACACTCAAACAGGCGCACTGGGGACCGGGACTCTTCCGGCTGGCTTGTCTACTGCGACCAATTACTACGTTGTTTCGTATAGCACGAGCACTGGAGCACTGACCGTTTCGGCAAGCGCCAATCTTACTCCTACACTGGACATTACTGACAACGGAACACTTGCTTCTCCCAACAAATTCGAGGTTCATTACGCGTCTTTTGCGGCTGTTGCAGAAGTGCGTGACTGGAGTCTTGAGATTTCTCGGGCGGAGATCGATGTCACGACAATCGGCAAGACGTTGGGGCAGTTCGTTCCCTTCCGCTCTTACATTTCCGGCTTCGGCGATGCCAATGGCACCGCTAATGTGTACATGACCGATGAAGATTCTGCGCTGAGCAATCGAATCATTCAGGACGTGCTTCTTCGTAAGCAAACAGGTGCGGCGATGAAGCTTTATGTTGAGCGAATTGAGTCGGGTGGCACCGTAAACGAAGCCAAGAGCCGATCAATCGAGCTTGATGTCACACTGACATCTGCTTCGCTTAATATCAACCCTGACGACGCACAGTCGGTTGCGATCAACTTCCGTCCTTCTGAGTCTGTCAATTTCGATTTCGCTACTACCTGATTCTCCGACTCGGTAGCAAACACCCGTTTCACAATGCCCCGTTTCGACGGGGCTTTTGTCATGCCGCTTCCGTCCCTGCCGGTTCAGAAAAACTTTATATACCAGCGCAGGGCGGACCTAGTTGTTCGTTTTGCTTTTAAGTACCAAAATGTGGCGGTCAATATGACCGGCTACGTTGCTTACGGGTCTATCTGGAACTTTGACAGGTCTACAAAATTTCAAGACCTAATTTTGACCTGGACTGATCAGGCTGGCGGTATTCTTGAAATGAAGCTTCCATTCGCTGGAACGCTTTTACTGCCAGAAGAGTGTCCATACGACATAATACTTGTATCACCCAGTGGGTTGAGACAGTATTACATCGAAGGGATTTTCTACGAAAGCGAAGGTTACGCAACCCCTCCACAGCCATGACAGTTGATCTGATTGAGGTTCAGGTTCCTGGGCCGCAGGGGCCGCCAGGATCTCCTGGAACGCCTGTCTACGGCCAGGCCAGCAGGGTGACTGCGGGAACGATTTCCGTGGCCGCACAGGACGTTTATCAAGCCACTGGGCTGGCGGCGACGTTTGACTTGACTACCGCTGCTGGGGTTGCCTTGGCAACGGTCAACACCTTTGGATTGCGCAATGTATCTGGATTTACAAAAATTTTTCGCGTTTACGGAACTATTGACGGAAAAGCTGGCAATAATGAAGTCATTGGAATTAAATTAGCAAAAAACGGGGTAGCGATTAGCGAAACTGAATGCAGGGCTTTTAGCGGGAGTAGCCATCAAGAAGCGAAGCTCGTTACAAGTTGGCTGATTCAACTTGCGAACCTTGACGAAGTTTCGTTGTTTGTTGCTAATCATAGCGGGAGTTCTCAGATCACCTTCAGCCGTGGTAGGATTCTGATGTCTGCCGTGAACTGACGCTGTTGTCATTCGGCGGGCCTTGCCAATCTCGTACCCCAAATGACTACCACTTCGACAGCTGCTGCATCCGGTTTTAGTCGAGCAATCGACATCCTGGCAAAAGCCGCCAACTTCACTCCAATTCGCCAGGAGATTATTCTCGCTAGTGGAGCTGAGTTTGTTTTTTATGCAGCTCCTCTTACAGCATCCGAGCGGGAGAAAGCGCAAAAAAACGCCAAGACAGACAGCACAAATGAATTTGCGCTTCAACTGTTGATTATGAAAGCGCTGGATGAAAACGGCGAACGCATTTTCAAGGCTGGCGACATTCCCCGCATCAAAAACGACATTGAAGACGAGGATCTTCAAAAATTGATCATGGGCGTCCTCAAGCCTCGTGGCGAGGACGGCGATCAACAGCCTGACTCCAAAAGTAATCGAGAGTGAGCTAGAGGCTGACGAAAGGCTTTATTATCAGCTTTCGCTAGCCGAAGCGCTGCATTGCACTCTTTACCAGTTAAAGAGCATTGTAACAGAGGAAGAAATGCAGCTCTGGGCCTGCTATTTCTCTATTAAGGCCAAGCGCCAAAAACGAGAAATGGACAAAATCAAGCGCGGTTCTGGCGCCCGGTAGCCGTCCTTGTGGCGGCTTTTTTCTGTCCTTAGCTAGACTCTGGCCACAGGGAGATTGCCACCGTGGCCAGCGTTCAAGCGAATATCGATCTCGTTGTTAGGGGCTCGAACGCTGTAAACAGGCTGATCGAAGATGTAAGCCAGCTTGAAGGCGCTGTTAGAAAAGTAAATAGTAGAACGCTTGATATAGCGTCAAAAACAATTAACTCTGAAATCAAGAAAGTTGCAGAAACAATACAAAACCTTGGTGCGTCTGGCGAGGCCTCTCGACTTACAAGGCAGCAGGAAAGCGCTGTCAACCAATTAACTAAGGCGCAAAATCGTTTCAACAAAGCTGTTGAAGCGAGCGCTCGTGCAGAACAACAGCTGATTGAAAGAGGTCAGCGACGTACAAAGTCTGACAGCCAAGCGCAAAGAAATATTGAAAGCACTCTAAACAGAAACAGGGCTGCCGCTAGAGCTGCTGCAGACGAAATTCGCACACTTAATACAGCTATTGCCAGTACCGGGCGTCAACTGGCCTCAATGAGGAAGCTCTCAATAGGGGCGGACATACCAAAAATACGAGAACTGATAAACCTGAATGAAGTTTCAGCTACTCAAAGAGCGGTTCGAGTCCTTGCGCAAGAGTTTAACAGGCTTGGTGATTCGGCTCGTGCTAGCGCAGCCGAGAACAGCCTGTCAAGAACGATTCTACCAAAGGAAACGCAGGAATTTTCCAGACTAGCAAATCAGCTAGAAGAAGCGCGAAAGAGGGCTCAGCAGCTTAAAAACCAGCTTTCTCAACTGAGACGGCAAAGGACTGTCGCTGATCCAGGGAGCGGGAGTATTGAGATAAATGGCGATGACCTGGAAGAGCTTCAGCGACAGTACGAGGCGCAACAAAGGATCAGGCTGCGAAACCAGGAGATTGAAGCTCGCAACGAAAAAATAAAACGAGAAAGGCCCAAGCTTGGTGCCCAGCTTCGCCAGGAGAACAATCTAATAGCTCAGCTTGAGATGCAGGCTTTGTCTTCAGGCACGGCAGTGCTTGATTTGCAGCAAAAGCTTGCCAGCTTGGCTGAATTTCGCTACAGAGACGAGCCAACAACCGGCCTAAAGATTTCTCTTAATCAAATCCAGGCGCAGGCGGAGTCTCTTGCCCTGGTCGCGAACAACTCTAGTATTGCGTCAGCCTCTTTTAGGCAGTTTACCGTTGCCGCTGAAGTTGCGTCAGTAAAGCTTGCCAGGGCGCAGCAAAGCACGTTTGCAGCGCTTGCTGCTGGGCTTTCTGGCACTGACGGCGAAGCCCCGGAGGGGCTAAGGCAAAACATGGGCGGAGCCAGAGGTATTGTCAGCCAGCTCATTGCTGATATTCCGGGACTCACGAGAAGCGAAGCAGCCCTAAACGCTCATATACAGCTTTTGACCAAGATCAGGACTATCTTGCCATTTTTGAGTCTTGAGTATAGGGCTGTTGAGGAAGCTATAGCCGGATTGACAAATGAACTTGAAGGCGTTGGACTGCGGGGTCAGACATCAAAGATTGATCCTGGGGCTGCTGACAGAGCTGCGCGTCAGGCTAAACGCAACCAAGACGCAGTAGACAGAAAAACTGCGGCAAATAACGCTCTTTTGCGTCGGCAACAAAATATTAAAGATTCGATTAACGAGTCGGATCTCGATCAAGAGCAAAAAAGAAATTACCTTAACCAGCTGGATCAAGCAGCGAAAAGGCTTGCTGAAGATCGATTGTATCTCGCAAAAGATACTACTGCGGCTATTGAGGATCAGGTTAAAGCGGCGATTAGGCTTGGCAAAGCGCTCACTCCTGAGGGTAAAAACAAAGAAAAGCTTAAAAAAGATCTTAAATATGAGCAGCAAGTTCTTAGTGTCGCGACCGGCTATGAAAATGCTGTCAATGCTGCTGTTAGACTTCAAAATATACTTAACAATCTTAAAGACAGGGGAGTATCTGTTGATCAGATTTCAAGTGATCTCCAAAATTTGATTACAAAATCAAAAGAGAGAAAAGCTCGCGCAGACCAACTTGGTGTCGACCTTGGTGAACGAGAAGTAAAACTACTGCTTCAGCAAGTAACCGCTACCCAACGTCTAACTCAATTTACAACTAGAAAGCACGACGTGCAAGCAGACATCAACAGTCTAAGTGAAAACCTGCAAAAAATTGAATCAAGTCAAATTAAAAAGCTTGAAATTCAAAATAAACTGCAAATGGCTAGTAATGCGCTAGCTAAAGACGACTTAGAATATGCGAAGCGATTAACAAAAGAGATAAATGAACAAATTAAGGCAGAAGATCCAGAGGCCAATGCACGTAAAGCCAAGAGCAGGCAAGATGCGGTAGACAGGGATGCTGCAAATAGTCAGGCAGTTCTTCGTAGGCAGGCAGGAATTAGGAGAACGGTGCGTGGATCAGAGCTGGATCCAGGAAAGAAGAAAGAGTACCTTCATAAGTTGGACCAGGCTGGGCTTCTGCTTGCCGGTCAAAGATTGCATCTCA